CCCCTTTGGGACAAAATTAGAAGTAACTGTTTGGATACAGCTATCTCATTTGGAGTTTGAGTCACCTGTCGGTGTTTCAAGCTGAACTAACCTATCCTTCCTCCCCACCCCAACTGCCGGAGTATAACCTTATAGTGATCCAGGAAGACAAAGAAGGTCTGGGGGAGACCCCAATCATCTTTTATCCCTTCAACACTATTAGCCATTTACTTGCCTAGTTGGCGAGAGGAGACCTCCATAGGGCTCCTTACTTCCCTTCCTTAAACTGAGAATTTTGGCTCTCCATTTCATGGACCCACTATCATTTCAGATACAGGTAATCATTGCATCTTCTAGATGTTGATTTTTAAGGAAGTTAACTTAATCAGTTCTTTGATTTGGTTCAAATGTGACAAACCATCACACTAACTAAATCAGTCATTAACTTGACGTTGTTTTACAAAATCTGGAACAGATTTTGATAAATCAGTCAAATAGGACAGTACTTTCAACGGTGACTCTTTATCAAACTCAAATGAATCTTTAGGATCCAAATGAGAAGAGAAATGAGCTACTATTGATTGGTATAAGAGAATTGCATTTAGGAATTCGTCTAAGGTTTTTAACTTCCGAATATCTATAGAATACCACTCGATGATCTTTCGACTGACATCTTTATTACAAAGAGCCATAGAAAAGAAATCATACAAATCCTTTCGGATTGAGTAAGGAATTTTATCGTAATTTGGAAGTAAGGCACATAAAGTCACTTCACATACTCTATCATGAATATATGAATTTTCGTGAAGTTTATGCTTCATCATGGCTAATTGCTTTAAAAAGAGCATGTTAATTCATACTTCTTTTTTATCTCTTAACTTTTCAAGTTTGGAACTAAGAATAAATTCTTTAATTCCTTTAACAAAATAAGCCTGGAGAATAGCAAAACAGTGGTCTTCATTAATACCCAAAAGAAGACAACTGTACCATGACTGAAGGGGGACCCTAACATTATTAATATATCCTATCAATCAAGAAAGAGAAAAGACTTTCTTATTTGCTAGCATTGTTAATAATGCAAGATACCCTGGCCCAAAGGCTCCTTCGGTAAATTTGGATTTTCTTAGAAGCCCTTTGAGATATTGGTTCAATCTATTTAGTCCAATTCCTTTATTTAGAAGGAAAAGTGCTATATTAGATCGACCCATTAGAGATCGAGAACTTGATAAAAACAACTTTCATGATAGAGCTGAAACATCAACTCCATTATGCATAGTCACTTTTGCAAATTCAACAGTCTCATTGTTAGAAATTACCGATTTACTTAAATTAATAGGAACTCCAAAGATTTCCATTAATTCAAGATATCGCATAGCAACCTTTTCGTCAAAGATCACTATGTCATCACCTAATAATTCGTAACCTTCAAATCATTTTACAGATTTGGTTGTTACATATGCTTGTTTATAAGCCATTTGAACTATCAGATGATGAGTAAGAGCTAACATAGCTCAAGAGCTCAATGCTCCCATAGGTTGACCAACAGAATATTTATAGAGATGATGATCTTCAATGATACCTTGCGGTATTTTTGATCAAAGAACATAATCTCGTTTATAAACTAGTAAATCAGCTCAGGAATAAGCAAACTTTCAAGAAAAGAAAGATGCTAATACCCCAATCTGAAGTTCTAGAGGTAATCTATCTGTAGCTGCAGTGAGGTCATAACCTCAACTACACTTAGATATCTTAACCTTATCTGCTGCTCGCTTAATGGAAGCACCCTGATCAAAAGTCCCATCATTAGGTAATCGTTTGAGAATATCAAAGATATAATCATGAAGACCTTTTAATGAGATTTGAGATCAGTAATCGACCATTGCAAAAACACGAACTTTCCCGGCAGCCTCCTCCTTAGTAGCTAATTGACCAACTGGATAAAAATTTAAAGTTGTATCCTTATGTTCTACATAAGTTTTAACATTATCTTTTAAATTATAGAAGAAATTTCCATAAGATTCCAGAATAGGAGAAATTACTTCACTATAGTTAATATAGTTTAGTAGGCGTGTCTGTTCCGACACACCCAAGAAATCCTTTAGTGCATTAAGCGTTTGCTTAGGCATTAAATGGATATCATAATAAAATCCTTGTCAACTTCGACTACTAGTAGGAGAAGCCTTGTTGATCATGAAAATCTCACTCTGTTTAAAAGTAGGTAACTTCATAATTTTAGAAATTAAAGATTTTGAAGTTCCTTGCAGATAATCAGTGTAAGACCCAAGAAGATCATCCTGTCCAGAAAAGGCATCTGTAATGGTATTAAGCTTAAGTTGACCTGGAATAGATATAATTCTATACAAGGAAAATAAAGTTAATCAATACCTTATTACTGATGAAGAACCCCGCATTATCAAGCGTCTATCAGACACTGGAATAATGTATGGGAACCCATTGATGAGACGAGGTAAATTAAGGTCAGGATTAAGGTCCCGACAAGAACTTACTGGAGTCCCAGCAATCTTTTTCTGGATAGCCAGCTGTCCAGTTTTTAAGTACTGAACTACAAAATTCTCTCCATTTTTATTCTTCAGGTGAAGAATATAACGGAAGAATTTTAGCATGAAGTTTAGTCTAGTGGGATAACCTCTCCCTAACGTACCAATGGCATTTAGAATTCTAAAGCCAAAAGTATGAAAGAGAGCTAAAAGTTCGAAAGAACTTTTAAGGCTTATCATATTAGATCCAAACTGAGTGTCTTTGATTAAGGAAATTCATTTAATTGAGTTTCTTTTATTCATAGTTCATATTTAGATTAATATTTGCGCGGTACCTGGTGTAAATCAGGGACGCCAGATAACTGGTCGCCGGTAGACCCTTTGACTAATTATTATAAAAGAATATTTCAGTATTCTTTTATTTTAACGAATGCAAAGTGGAAAACTATTAAGGTTATGAACATAACCATTATAGTGAATCCTTATAAGCTTGTAAACTTATAAGTATAAATCTACAAACCAAAGGAAGCAAGGATAGTTTCTTACTCTATCCCCAGGATCCTCGTATACTGTGAAGTATACG